TATGTTCAAACGCTTATTTAATTCAAATAATATGGACGACGGAAGAGGGCCATAGAGTAGGAGGGTCTTTGCGTGGATTCTTCTTAAAAGGATCCACTTTTATTGTAAATAAACATCTAGTATCACTCACAGCAAAAGAATGGAAAACAGCTCATTTTAATTTATATAATATTTTTGGAAACGTTCTTGGAATTAAATGTACTGACACTGTAGTTTATGATCTGCAACAAAATGATGAATGTCATCACGATGTTGTGGCTATAGATTTCGGAAAGAAAGTACGCACTCATGTAGATTTTTGCACATTAATGGGAGGAGAAATTTTTGTTAAGCATGATATGTTACCATATCTTAGAGGAAAGAAATGTTCAGTTTTCACAGTAATGATTAACGTAGAGTATGAAACAACAACAACAAACGTAATTCAAACAACAGGAAAATCAGCGTGGTATGCAGAAATTCAACACACATTTATTAAAGCAGTTAATGGAGAATATATGGCAATTTCAGATGGAGAGAAGATGCTATATACTTATGATACTTTGGAATATGAAATGCAAGGTGTTCCGGGTTATTGTGGTAGTGTAGTAGTAATGAATGACCCAGAATACGGAGGAAGAATTGTAGGAATTCATATGGCAGGGTATGATAGTGCAGATACATCTTATGCTCAAGCCTTATCCTATGAAATGATAGAATGTTTCAAAGTGTCACTTCAAAGATCAAAAATTAAATTTTTAGACGACGAACCTAAAACCATTCTCGATTTGTCACAATTTCAAGTATTAGGAACAATAAAGCAACCATTGAGATCAGTAGTAAAGTCAAAAATTTCACGCACAACAATTCACAATAAATTAATTCAAACAAAGAAGAAGCCAGCACATCTCGGTTTTTATAATGGAAAGCATGTAGTCAACACGGCAATGTTGAAATATTTAGGAAATGCACTAGCAATGCCTTCAAGCGATATATCTGTCTTCAAATCATTACTCTTATCTCAATTTAGTCCAACACGAAAGTTGAGAGAATTTGATTTGGCGACAGCTATAAAAGGAGAAGAAGGTAGCACTTATATATTTCCAATAAATAGATCATCAAGCCCAGGATATCCATTATGTCAAGAAACGAAGAAGAAAGGAAAAACCGAATATTTAGGGAACGACGAAAATTATATAGTTGATCATCCAAGAGTTTTAGAACTAGTTCAACAGTATTGTAATGATGCTAGAGAATATAAAAATAGTTCGGCTTATTTTGTTGTAACTGCTAAAGATGAACTCAGGTTAATAGAGAAAGTAGATCAAGGCAAGACACGTTGTTTTGCAGCAGCACCTTTAGCACTAACAATTGTAATGAGAATGAAATTTTTGGATGTAGCAGCCAATATAATGGAAAATAGAATTGAAAATTCGTCACTTGTAGGAATAAACTGTTATAGTCAGGAATGGGACAATGCAGCACGAAAACTCTTACAAGTTTCCCCCCCAAATGCTCATCAGTTTGTAGCAGGA